ATGGATCATCTCTTCAAGTTTCTCAGTTGGGTCGGCGGCGTCGCGCTGATACTGTTCGGCCTTTTGTTCGCGCTGGATACGCCGCTTGCCGGCGCATTGATTGTCGCCGCCGGGCTATTCCTGCTTCCGCCTGCGCGTCGCTACACATTTCAGTTCACCAAGAAGGGACTGAGCCTAAAGGCACGTTCAATAACCGTCACCGCCCTCATTTTTGCTGCTTTCATAGCTATCGGAGTCGGTGCCCAAAACAGCGTAGAGGTTAGGAAGCAAAAGGAGGCCGAGCAACGCGCTGCGGCCGAGGCCGAAGATCAACGTAAAAAAACTGAAGAGTTCGCGGTCAACCGCGATGCGATCCTTGGCAAGGCTAATGCCAGCCTGTCGGCCGGCCATTTCAGCGAGGTCGCAAGCCAGCTTGCCCCGTACCGAAATGTTCAGGACGCTGACCTTCAGACTACGCTCGCATCAGCCAGAACAGCGCTTGAGCTGCAACAGCGAAAAGCACAGGAGAAAGCTCTCCTAGAAGAGATCAGCAAGACGACTGACCAAGCCAAGCTGGCCGAAATCTACGGGAAACTCGCAACCCTTTTTCCGGACAACAAGAAGTACTCCGAAGAGCGCAATAGCTACACCAAGGCGCTGGAGGAAGAGAAAGAAAAGGCGGCAAAAGCTGAGGCGCGCAAGAAACTGATCGAAAGGCAATTCAGCTCTTGGGACGGTTCACACCGAACACTGGAGAGTGCGATCAAGAAATCGATGAACGATCCCGACAGCTACAAGCACGATGAGACTCGCTACTGGGACCTTGGCGATCACCTGGTGGTCTTGACGCACTTCCGTGGAAAAAATGCCTTCGGCGGCATGGTGAGAAATTCCGTCAAAGCCCGAGTCGATCTGAACGGCAACATACTCGAAATAATTGATCAAAACTGATCAGACAGAAAAGCCGCCCGTAGGCGGCTTGTGAGGGGCTGCTGGTGGTCAGCTGGCTGCGGTCACTGGCAGCTCAAAAGGCCGGAAGCTGATCACCTCTTCCCCCAGCCACTCATTCACCTGCAGCAGCTTGGCCTGGATGGGCTCCAGCTCGTTCATGGCCCAGATGGCAGCGGCGTCTTTGATCGAGCCGAAGCCACCGGCGTTCTGCGGCACGATGCCCATCAGCTGCGGCGGAATGCGCAGCGCCGCAAGCAGGTCGTCGCGGCTGATGTTTTTGATGGCGCCGAAATCATCCTTGGCCGCCACCTCGCTGATGGGGATGAGCTGGATGCCGTCCTTCTTCCCGCCTGGTGCGTACATGAACAGGTTGCGGAAGTTGCCCGGCCCCTTGCTGTTCTTCATTGCCTCGCGCAGGTCGGTGACGAAGCTCTCGTCCTGCACCGCGTCGTGCATGTACAGGATGAACCCGGCGTGGCTGCCGTTCTGGTAATACTTGCGGCGGAACAGCGTGGCGCTCTCGTTCAGCAGCGCGCTCTGCAGCGCCGCCATCCACTCGGGCAGGCCGTAGATTTCCTGGTTGATATCGGCCTCGCGCACATGGCCGATGCTGCCCGCCTTGAACTCGTGTTCGTCCTTCCAGCCGCGCACCTGGAAGTAAGTCTCGAGATCCACACCCCGGCGCACGTACTTCGCCAGCACCGGCTGCAGGCCAATGGCCTGGCCTAGCATGTTGTCCCGCTTCTCCAGGTACGCATTGCCGCACCACCCGAAATCGGTGGCGAACTGCTCAAAGGCCTGGCGGCTCAACAGCCGGTGAGGCTTGAAGGTCCGTACCAGCATATTGCGGCGAAAGTTCAGCCCCGACTGTAGATACACGCTGGCCTTGGTCGACCTGGCCAAGCCATCCAGCGAAACCGGTGGCTCGTACCAGCGCCCATTGGCCCAGCACTCCAGATAGTCGAGCACCTCGCGCCCATCCAGCACCGGTACCGGGTCGCCGAATGTGAACGCCTCGGCCTTCGCCCCACCCTGCCCGGTCAACACTTCACCTTCAAGCGGCGGTTTGACGGCGGCAACCTGCTGGCCGCGACTGCGTTTTCTGCTCATCTAACAAATCTCCATGATGGCCGTATTCGAAGTCGTCTTGCCTTCGAGTGGCTCGTTGAACAGGGCATGGAACAGCGCCCAGGCCAGATCGGCATGGCCGGTCGCCTCGCTGCGCCCTGCCGTATAAGTGAAGCTCTTCCCGCTCGGCGTCATCGTCTTGCGGATGGCCATCAGCGCCTGGGCGATATCCGTGGCGCCCGCGTCGAACTCCAAGCGCCCCTTGCGCACCACATCCCATGCCTTCATCACCAGCTGGGTTTTCACCTCGGGGCTGTAACTGAAGGTGCGCAGGCCTGGGAAGAACTGCTTGACCAGCTGCGCCACCCCGGTACCCATGCCCGTGGTATCGATGCCGATATAAGTGACCCAATAGATTTGCGTGAGCTGGCGGATTTTCTCGGCCTGCGCCTCGAAATCCATGCCACGGAACTGAAAGCGATCAAGCACCCGGAACTTGCCGCCCGGCACCGTTGGCGGGGCCAGCACCACCAGGCCGGCGCTGTCGCCGTTCTCGGCAGGGTCATAGCCCAGCCACACCTGGCGGTCGCCGAACGGGCGCGCCGCGAACGGCTTGTAATCCGGCCAGTCCCACGACTCGACCATGCACGGCTGCAGCATCGTGAGCGGGAAGATGCTGTCGCCGTCGTCGACGAACTGACACATCATCAGGTTTTCGAAGGACGGCGCGTCGTACTCCATGCGCAGCTCTTCCAGGTCGAACAGATCGCACCCGCGCGCCTCGGCGTCCAGAATCGTCACGATCTGCCGCCACACCCTGTCCTCGCACAGCCGCCCCATCTGCAGGGCGTCGTGGCTCACATCCAGCTTGATATGCTGGGAAGTCGGCCGCCCCTTGTTGAAGCGCTCGCCGGTCCAGTACACATAGGCCGGGTGCGCCATCGAGCTGGGCGTCGAGAAATACGTCTTGCGCCACCGCTTCTGCGACGCCATCCCCGACGCCACTTTGTTGATTTCCGGGAAGCCATGCACCCAGAAAAATTCGTCAAAGTAGAAGTTGCCGCTGCGCCCCTGCGCCGTGCGGAAATTGGTGCCCAGGAAGTGCAGCTCGGCGTTGTTCCACAACACGATGGGGTCGCCGGTCAGCTTCACCCCCAGCACCTCATTGAGGAACGCCTGCATGTACGTCTTGAACTGGTGCGCCTGCGCCTTCGACGCAGACAGGAAAATCTGATTCCGCCCCGTCGTGATCGCATCGATCAACGCCTCACGGGCGAAATAGAACGTCGCCCCAATCTGGCGCGACTTGAGGATCATCCGGGTGCGCTGGTTGCCCGCCCGGTACCAGTCCAGCTGGTAATCGAAACAGCTGTCGCGGAAGGCCTCGATCAGCTTTTCAATCTGCTCTTCGCTCAGCTCGTTGCGTACCGGCGCCTTCTTCGGCCCCTCGTTGCGCTTCTCGATGTTCGGATTTAGATCCGACTCCGTCCCGCCGCCCTGGTACTTCTGGATCCGCGCCTGCCGCTCAAGCTGGCGGTGCAACAGGTCAATTTCCTTGAAATCGCCGCTGGTCTTGCCGTCCTTGAGGATCAGCTGCACCAGGCGCGCTTCCAACGCCCCGCCAATCCGCTCGACGTTATCCGCCCTGTCCCACTCGTCGCGGCTCTTCCAGCTGTGGACCGTGCGCTCCTTCTCGCCCAGGTAATCGGCGATATCGGTGACGCGCCACCCCGTCCAGTACAAAAACTTGGCCTGGCGTCGGCTGTCGGTGAAGGGTGCGGGCTGAGCGATAGCATTCATGGCGCCGATGCTGCCGCCCGCGCGCGTGAGGCCCTACCGGCTAGCGTCGTACCGCCCCCCGTACCGCCGCTAGCGCGTTGCCGCTCGTTGCCCGCGTGCCGACCATGCCCTCAACGCGAAACCCGCACCGAGGATTCCCAAGCATGTCCGCCGCCGCCAAGAAATTCCGCTCCAACTGGTTCCGTGTCGCCGTCGAAGGCGCCACCACCGACAAACGCAAAATCGAGCGTTCCTGGCTGGAACAAGCCGCCAAGAACTTCAACCAGGGCACCTATGGCGCCCGCGTCTGGCTGGAGCACTACCGCAGCCTGCTGCCTGACGGCCCGTTCAAGGCCTACGGCGACATCACCGCCGTCAAGACTGAAGAAGTCGAAATTGCCGGCAAGAAGAAGCTGGGCTTGTTTGTCCAAATCGAGCCGACCCCGGAACTGGTCGCCATGAACAAGGCCAAGCAGAAGATCTACACCTCGATCGAGATCGACGACAGCTTCGCCGACTCCGGCGAGGCATACCTCGTCGGCCTGGGTCTTACCGATTCGCCGGCCAGCCTCGGCACCGACGTGCTCGCCTTCTCCGCTCAGAAGCCGGACGCCAGCCCGTTCAAAGATCGCCACTACTCCGAAACCTCCATGTTCACCGAGGCAGTGGAAACCGAAATCAAGTTCGAGGAAGTCGACGACACCCCGAACATGTTCAACGCCCTGCGCGGCAAGGTCAGCGAGCTGCTGGGCAAGAGCAAGGAAAAGGAAGGCAAGGATGCCGCCAACTTCAACGCGCTGGGCGCACTGATCGAAGACCTTGCCGAGCACGGCGCCAAGCAGGCCGAAGCCTTCGCCACCGTGCAGACCGCCCACGAAAAACTCCAGGCCGACCACACCAAGCTGGCCGGCGACTTCGCCGACCTGCTCAAGCGCCTGGAGAACACCCCGAGTCAACAGCACAGCCAACGCCCTGCGGTAACCGGTGGTGACGGCAAAACCCTCACCGACTGCTGATCCCCAACGGACAAAGCCCCAGCCAAGGAACACCGGAGAACCCAATGCGCAACGATACCCGCCAACACTTCGACGCCTACCTCGAACAGCTCGCCAAGCTCAGCGGCGTGTCTGACGCCACCAAGGCCTTCGCCGTCGACCCCACGGTCCAGCAGCGGCTGGAGACCCGCATGCAGGAATCCAGCGAGTTCCTCAGCCGCATCGGCATGATCGGCGTGGACGAACTCAAGGGTGAGAAAGTCGGCCTCGGCGTCAGCAGCACCATTGCCGGGCGCACCGATACCACCGGCAACGGCGTGCGCGTACCCCGCGACGTATCCGACCTGACCAAGGACGGCTACGAGTGCCGCCAGACCGACTTCGACACCGCTGTCCGCTATGCGCAGCTGGATGCCTGGGCCAAGTTCCCCGACTTCCAGGCCCGTCTGCGCGACGCCATCCTCAAGCGCCAGGCGCTTGACCGCATCATGATCGGCTTCAACGGCACCAGCGCCGCCGCCACCACTGACCGCGTCGCCAACCCGCTGCTGCAGGACGTCAACATCGGCTGGCTGCAGAAGTACCGTACCCACGCCCCGGCCCGCGTGCTGAAGGATGGCAAGGCAGCCGGCAAGATCGTCATCGGCACCGGCGCGACTGCGGACTACAACAACCTCGACGCCCTGGTCTTCGATGCCATCGCCAACCTCATCGACCCCTGGCACCGCAAAGACCCCGGCATCGTCGTCATCCTCGGCAGCAACCTGGTGCACGATAAGTACTTCCCGCTGATCAACAAGGAACAGCCGGCTTCCGAGAAGCTGGCCACCGACCTGATCATTTCGCAGAAGCGCATGGGCGGTAAGCAGCCGGTCGAAGTGCCCTACGTGCCGGACAGCGCCATGCTCATCACCAGCCTGGAAAACCTGGCCATCTACTGGCAGACCGGCGGCCGCCGCCGCTACGTCCAGGAGAACCCGAGCAAGAACCGCATCGAGAACTTCGAGTCCAGCAACGACGACTACGTCGTCGAGGACTACGGCCTCGGCTGCCTGGTAGAAAACATCGAGCTGCTGGAGGCCTGACAGCCATGGCCCTGAGCCCCGCCAAGCGTCACTTCCTGCGCGTCACCGCCGCGCAGGTAGCGGCAAACACCGCCGCCGACCAACCCATGGCCGGCTCCGGCGCCTACGAACTGCAAATGGCCCAGCTGCACCAGCACCACCAGCAGCTCAAAGGCATCCAGAGCACCCAGGCGAAAGAGGAACTCAAGGCCAAGCTGCTGCCCGACTACGCCCCCTACATCGCCGGCGTGCTCGCCAGCGGCCAGGGCGCCCAGGACGAAGTGGTCACCACCATCATGGTGTGGCGCCTCGACGCTGGCGATTACCAAGGCGGGCTTGAAATCGCCGCCTACGTGCTGAAACACGGCCTCACCATGCCCGACCGCTTCGCCCGCACCACCGGCTGCCTGGTCGCTGAAGAAGTCGCCGAAGCTGCGCTCAAGGCACTGAAAGCGGGTGGCACCTTCGATATCGGCCTGCTGGCCGAAGCCGACCGCCTCACCGCCGGGCAAGACATGCCAGACGAAGTACGCGCCAAGCTCATGCTTGCCATGGGCCGAGTCGCTGCCGCCCAGGTCGACCCCGACAAACCGAACCCCGCTGACGTTCACAGCCTGGAAGTGGCCCGCCACTTCCTCACCCGCGCCCTGGAGCTGCACGCCAAGTGCGGCGGCAAGCGCGACCTGGAACTCGTCGACCGTCAGCTGAAAAAACACGTCGGCCAAGCCGACTAACCGAGCCTTCCCCCGGCACCCCGGCGGCTCGGGGCTGATCAGCAGGTAACTCCTTCCCGCGCTGTGACGCCCCGACCACCGCCGACTTATTCGAGCGGCCTGAAATGAGCGGATTCGTCGCCAGCGCACCCGCGCAGCCCTTCACCCTCACCAATGACGGCTTCTGGCCCGACATCGACGCCAACCACCTGCGCGAGCGTCAGCGCATCGGCGGCAACGTCAGCAACGCCCGCCTGGAAGAAGCCGCCGTCGCGGCCATGATCAGCGTCAACCGCGAACTGCGCCCCCTCAAGCTGCGCTACATGGCCGAAGGCGCCGCCACCCTGGCAGACGTGCCCGCCGAGCAAATCCAGAACGCAAGCGAACTCGTCCACACCTACCGTCGCGCCATCTACAGCACCGCCAGCGCCGAAGTGGCCGAGCGCTACCGCACCTACTCCGCCACCAACAGCGGCGCCGCCAAGGGCGAAGAAGAAGAGCAAAGCGCCGACGACTACCGCCGCGACGCCCGCTTCGCCATCCGCGACCTGCTCGGCATCAGCCGCGCCACCGTGGTGCTGCTCTGATGGACACCCTCCGCACCGTCCAGGGCGACACCGTCGACGCCGTTGTCTGGCGCCACTACGGCCGCACCGCCGGGCTGGTCGAGCGGGTGCTCGACGCCAACCCCGGCCTCGCCGACCTCGGCCCCGTGCTGCCCAACGGCACCTTGATCAATTTGCCCACCGCCGCGCCCCAGGCAGAGCAAAGCCAGATGGTGAACCTATGGGACTGAAACCCGGCGTCATCACCCTCGCCCTCTACAAAGGCAAGGGCCAACTGTTCAACGCCGCCATTCGCACCTGGACGGGCTCCGAGTTCAGCCACTGCGAACTGGTCATGCCTGATGGCCGCTGGCTGTCCGCCAGCGCAATGGACGGCGGTGTGCGCGCCAAACGCATCGACTACAAGCCAGAGCACTGGCACCTGATCCCCGTGCCCTGGGCCAACGCCAAACGCATCGAGCAGGTTTTCGAGCGTTACGAAGGCAGCGGCTACGACTGGGCCGGCATCTTCCTCAGCCAGCTGCTGGCCCGCGGCATCCACAGCGAAACCCGCATGTTCTGCAGCGAGTTCTGTGCCGAGGCCCTCGGCTTCACCGATATCGGCCAGTGCTTCAACCCCATGCTCATTGGCCGCGTAGCCGAACGCATCAACCGCCTGCCATTCGTGCAGCTTGCCCATTCCCTCAACGAGGGCCACCCGGATGCCAAACATGCCTGACCGTCCTGAAACCTGGGCCATGCTGCTCGCCTGGCTGGAGCACCACCACCCGCTGGTCTACGCCGCCGTACTGTCCGCCACCCTCGCCGCCGCCCGTCTTATCTACAGCGGCGGCAGCATCCGCCGTGCCCTGGGCGAAGGCTTCATCTGCGGCCTGATCACCCTCGCACTCAGCAACGGCCTGCCCCTGTTCGGCATGCCGCCCGAAGTCGCCCCCTTCTTCGGCGGCATGGTCGGCCTCATCGGCGCCGATGGCGTGCGCGCCGGCCTCAACAGACTCGCAGCCCGCAAGGTAGACACCCTATGACCAAGCCCCTCACCCTCCGCCACGGCGACAAATCCCAGGCCGTCCAACAACTGCAATGGGCGCTAAACGCCGCCGGCGCCAAACTGGTACCGGACGGCGACTTCGGCGACGAAACCGAGAAAGCCGTTCGCGCCTACCAGCTGCAGAAAGGCCTGGTCGCCGATGGCGTGGCCGGCGAAAAGACACTCGCCGCCCTGGCCGGCGCCGACTGCTCGCGCCTGCTCAGCAACGCCACCCTGGTCGCCGCGGCCAAACGCCTGGGCGTGGATCTGGCCACCGTCTACGCCGTCAACGAAGTGGAAAGCGCCGGCGCCGGCTTCCTCGCCAACGGCAAGCCCAAGATCCTGTTCGAGCGCCACGTCATGCACGCCCGCCTGAGCCTGGTGCGTAACGAAGGCGACGACAGCACCGCGCTGATCGCCCGCGCCGACCAGCTCGCCGCCCAGCACCCCAACCTGGTCAACCGCGCCCCCGGTGGCTACGCCGGCGGCACCGCCGAGCACCAGCGCCTGGCCAACGCCCGCTACATCGACACCCTCGCCGCCAATGAGTCCGCCAGCTGGGGCGCCTTCCAGATCATGGGCTACCACGCCGAACGCCTCGGCTACGCCAGCGTCGACGAGTTCGTCGCCCTTATGCACCGCAGCGAGGCCGACCAGTTCGAAGCCTTCGTCCGCTTCATCGAAAAGGACGCCGCCCTGCTCAAGGCGCTCAAGGCCAAAAAGTGGGCCGAGTTCGCCCGCCGTTACAACGGCCCGGCCTACGCCCGCAACCTCTACGACGTGAAGCTCGAACGCGCCTACCAGCGGCACGCCGGCTGTGACTGTGGCGGGCAGAGGAAGGTGGCGGTGTGACCACCCTCCGCCAATCCCTCTACGGCCTGGCCCTGCTCGGCGCGCTCGCCCTGCTGCTCTGGTCCACCTACCAACAGCACCAGGCCGCCGAGGCGCGGGCTGACCGCGACGCCCAGCTCATCACCAACCTGCAACAACGCAACACCCGCCAGGCCAACGCCATCATCCGCATGGGCAACGAACTCGCCGCCCAGCACGCAGCCCAGCAGGGCATGCAAACCGCCCAGGCCGACGTGCGCCAACAGCACGCCACCAGCCACCTGCAAAAACAGGAGATCCGCCGCAATGACCCGAGTTTTAGTGATTGGGGGCGGCAGCCTCTGCCTGGCACTGCTCGCCGGCTGCATGAGCGCCCAAGCCTTACCGGAGCCAGTGGTTACCGTGACTGGCTGTCCCGTCGTAACGCCCTGCAGCCTGCTGCCAGCGGCGCCACAGAACAACGCTGACCTCAGCGACGACAGCGACTACCTGCTGTCCGCCTGGGCCGAATGCGCCGCCCAGGTCGACGCCGTCTACGAACACCAGCAACAGCCGAGGGCTGACCCGTGAACAAACCCAGCAGCCTCAAACAACACCTGATTGCTGCCGTGCCCGAGCTGCGCGGCAACCCGGAAAAGGTCATCGTATTCATCGACCAAGGCCGCATCCGCAGCACCACCGCCCCCGGCCTGTCGTTCGAATACACCTACACCCTCAACCTCATCCTCACCGACTTCGCCGGCCACCCCGACGCCGTCGCCGTGCCCCTGCTCGCCTGGCTGCTGATCAACCAGCCCGACCTGATGCAGAACATCGAAAAGATGAAAGACGCCATCCAGTTCGAGGCCGACATCCTCGCCGACGACCTGGTCGACCTCTCCATCACCCTGCCACTCACCGAGCGCGTCATCGTCAAACGCCAAGCGGGCGCCGCCCACAGCATTGAGCACGCCGCCGAGCCACAGCTCACCGAACACTGGCCCGTCACCGCCATGCAACTTTATGCCGGCAGCGAACTACTGGCGGAATGGAACAGCGCGCCCCCCGTAGGCGTAGACATCGAAACCCCACACCCGGTACCCAACCGTGGCTGATGACCTACGCGCCCTGGAGGACTGGGCCGGCGCCCTGCTCGCCAAGCTCGAGCCCAAACAGCGCCGCCAGCTCAACCAGGGCATCGCCCGCAAACTGCGCCGCAGCCAGCAACAGCGCATCGCCGCGCAACGCAACCCGGACGGCACCCCCTACGCCCCGCGCAAGGCCCGCCAGCCCCTGCGCAGCAAGCAGGGCCGGGTCAAACAGAAGATGTTCACCAAACTGCGCCAGGCTCGTTACCTCAAGCTGCAGAGCGACGCCAGCAGCATCGCCATCGCCTTCATGGGTCGCGTGGCCCGCCTCGCCCGCGTCCATCAATACGGCCTGCGTGACCGCCCCAGCCGTGGCCAGCAAGACGTGCAATACAGCCGCCGCGAGCTGCTCGGCTTCGCCAATTCAGACCTCGAAATGATCCGCGACGAACTGCTCGACCAGCTCACCCAATGATTCTCGGCTAGTAGGTGCAATATCACTGTACCGTTGTGCCATAGCGCGATACGCGCTATCGTTCGCCCGTCGCTGTAAGTCCAGCGGCACGAGATTGGCGTCTCGTAACCACAAGGCGGACACACCGCCGTTAGAGCGGTTTTTTTGTGTCCGCAGCATGGCAAGCTCGTTATGGGCGGGCCGTGTATGGGTGCCTTCGGGCACGCCGGTTTCTTGTGGCCGGTACGCCAACCTGCACGGTTCCGCTCACCCAAATTGGCGTTTGGGCTGCGGATGACGAAACGCACACAAGGAATCATTGCCATGGCCGCACGTCCCTATGGTCTTACAGAAGAAGACCAATTCCGCCTCTACCAAACCCGCCATACCCTGCGCCTGCTTCAATTCTTTGCCGAGGCAGAGCATCAAGGCCCAATGGAACCGGAACTCCTCGCTAGCGCCTTCTGGCTGCTCGGCGAACAGCTCGACAAGGTGCTCGCCAGCGCCGATCAGAAACCGAGCCGGAGGGCGTGAGCATGGACACCATCCGCCACCTCATCATCCGCTTGATCATTACTCCTGAAGAACAGCTCCTACTACAGAGCCTTCGCCGACTGAGCCAATCAGAACGAGAGTTCATCCGTCGAGCGGTGGATGCTCTGGCGCAGTACCCGAAGAATTGATAGGTGCCCGGTGAATATTCAGATAGAACACGGCTACGATGCAGTACCTGTGTCATATCTGTTGGAGGACTTATGAGCAAGTGGAAATGGTTTGACAGCAAGAACCAATTATCGGTCGGTAGCATGACGGCCTTTGGAATACCCATTAGCACCCGCTACTCCAGAGCTAGTGAAATGGCCGAAATGCTGAGCTTCTGTAGCCTGTTGGCATATGAGAGCCTTGAGCAATACGTCAGCGCAGTCTTCTATGACTCCGTAGCCGATCTCTGCACATTCGAGCTCAGCAACGTTGAGCCTTACTCTGATATCGACCTCGAACTCCGCTCGATAGCAGAACAAGCGATCTCTCAATTCGAGTGGAACGGTACTATTTTTCACGGCAAACAAGCAGAAGACGACGAACCATTCTGATCTTGAAGCCGTAAACCCGCTGCGCTGCCACGCCCGTGCATTACGTGCGTGGCGGCAACCTCCTCTCTCTGAACCAATGTCGCGCCCTGACCCAACGCCGTAACGCCCCCCGCACCGCCGCCGCGCCCGTGCATCACGCGCGCGCGGCAGCAAACATCGGCGCATGAACCCTTACGCCGAACTCCGCCGCCGCCTCGACAACATGATCCGCCTCGGCACCATCGCCCAGGTCGACCATGCCAAGGCCCTGTGCCGCGTTCAATCCGGCGCCATCCTCACCGGCTGGCTGCCCTTCTTCACCCGCCGCGCCGGCAGCACCAACGAATGGGCACCGGTATCGCAAAACGAACAATGCGCCGTGTTCAGCCCCTCCGGTGACCTTGCCCAGGGCGTCGTGCTCGTCGGCCTCTATTCCGCCGCCAACCCGCCCTGCAGCAACAGCCCAACCGTGCACCGCACCGAATGGGCCAACGGCGACTTCATCGAGCACAACGCCGCCACCGGCGCGCTCACCATCCAATGCAGCGGCCCCGTGAAGATCAACGGCAGCCGCATCGACCTGAACTGAGGCCGCCCATGCCAGCCGTCTCCCGCCTCGGCGACAACTGCACCGGCCACGGTTGCTGGCCACCGCGCCCCAGCACCGGCGCGAGCCCCAACGTATTCATCAACGCCATCGCCGCCCACCGCCAGGGCGACGCCTGGGCCGCCCATACCTGCCCGACAATCCCCGAAACCCACGCCAGCGTGCTGGCCGCCGGCAGCGCCACCGTGTTCGCCAACGGCAAACAGCTTGCCCGCGTGGGCGACCCCGTAGCTTGCGGCAGCAGCATCGCCCAGGGCTCGGCCAACGTGTTCGCCGGGGGCTGACCATGCAAGGCATGAACAACAGCAACGGCGCCGCCCTCAGCCAGCGCGAGCACCTCGCCCAATCAATCGCCGACATCCTCACCACCCCGCTCGGCAGCCGCATCATGCGCCGCGACTACGGCAGCCTGCTGCCCAGGCTCATCGACCAACCGTTTAACGGCGGCACCCGCCTGCAGCTCTACGCCGCCACCGCCATCGCCCTCATGCGCTGGGAGCCACGCATCCGCCTTACCCGCGTGCAACTCAGCGACGCCAGCATGGCCGGCGCCGTCGTGCTCGACCTGGAGGGCACCGTAATCGACACCAACCAACCCACCAGCCTCAGCATCCCGCTGGCCCTCGGGGGCATCGTATGACCTTCACCGCCATCGACCTCTCCCGCGTCCCCGCGCCCCAGGTTGTGCAAACCCTCAGCGCCGAACAGATCCTCGCCGAAATGCTCGACGACCTGCTCGCCCGCCACCCCGAGTTCACCGCCCTGCTGGAGTCCGACCCCGCCATCAAACTGCTGGAGGTCGCCGCCTACCGCGAGCTGCTGCTGCGCCAACGCATCAACGAGGCCGCCCAGGCCGTCATGCTGCCCTACGCCCTGGGCACAGACCTCGACAACCTCGGCTCACTGTTCAACGTCGAGCGCCTGGTCATCGACGCAGGCGACCCCACCGCCATACCACCAGTAGCCGCCACCTACGAAAGCGACAGCGACTTCCGCTACCGCATCCAGCTATCGCTGGAAGGCCTCAGCACCGCAGGGCCAGAAGGCGCCTACATCTACCACGCACTCAGCGCCTCCGGCCAAGTGCTCGACGCCAGCGCCATCAGCCCAACCCCCGGCCAGGTGCTGTTGACTGTCCTGTCACGCATCGGCAACGGCGTCGCCTCGCCCGAGCTGCAGGCAGCCGTCTACGCCGCCACCAACGCCGAGTCCGTGCGCCCCCTCACCGACTACGTCCAGGTACAGAGCGCCACCATCACCGAGTACGCCATCGCCGCCACCCTGTACTTCTACGCCGGCCCAGACCGCGAAGTCGTGCTCGCCAACGCCCAGGCCGCCGCCGAAGCCTACGCCGAAGCCCAGCACCGCCTGGGCCGCGACGTCACCCTCTCCGGCCTCTACGCCGCCCTGCACCAACCTGGCGTGCAGCGCGTAGAGCTCACCAGCCCCGCCGCCAGCATCGTGGTCGGCCGCCAGGGCGCCACCTACTGCACCGGTATCACCCTGCACGACGGTGGGCTCGATGAATAACCTGCCCAGCCTGCTGCCACCCAACAGCACCGCAGCCGAACGCGCACTGGAGCAAGTGCAGGCCCGCCCCAGCCTGCTTGCTGTGCCATTGCGTGAACTCTGGAACCCAGACACCTGCCCCGCCCACCTGCTGCCCTGGCTGGCCTGGACGCTCTCGCTCGACAGCTGGCAGCCGTATTGGCCCGAGGCCGTCAAACGGCAGCGCATCCGCTCCGCCGTCGAGATCCAGCGGCGTAAAGGCACCGCCAAAAGCGTGCGCGACGTCGTGCGTGCGTTCGGCTCCAGCCTCGCCCTGCGCGAATGGTGGCAACTGGAGCCCAAGGGCACCCCGCACACCTTCGAAGTCGTCCTCACCCTCGGCGCCGGCGTGCCCAACACCGCCGCCTATCAGCAGGACGTCATCGCAGAAATCGAGCGCACAAAGCCCGTGCGCTCGCACTTCACCCTCACCCTCGGCCTCGCCGCCACAGGCGGCCTGGGCCTGGCCGGCGCAGCACGCCCCGTTATCTACCGCCGTATTCAATGCACTGAGGCACCCTAATGGCCCTACTCATCACCATCACCAACGCCGGCCGGGCCGAAATGATCGCCGCCGAAAACACCGGAACCGAGAAGGTCACCATCACCGCCGTCGCGTTCGGTACCGGGCAATACACGCCCAGCAAAACCCGCACCGCCCTGCAGGCCGAGGTCAAGCGCGTCACCACCATTGCCGGCCAGGCGGTAGCGGCTGACACCATCCACGTCATGGCAATGGATGAAAGCAGCGCCGCCTACAACGTCGGCGAGTTCGGCTTGATCAGCGACAAAGGCACCCTCATCGCCATCTACTCACAGCTGCCAGCGGCTGGGTGGATCATCCAGAAAGCCGCCCCGTCCACCCTGCTGCTCGCCACCGACATCATCCTTGAGAGCCTTGATGCCTCGGTCATCGAGTTCGGCGACATCAGCTTCATCAACCCACCGGCAACCGTCGACACCCCAGGCGTTGTCCAGCTCGAACACAGCCTCACCAACCCCAGCAACGCCAGGGCACTCACCGCCGGCATGGGCAAAAAGCTGCAGGATGAAAAAGAGTCCAAGATCGCAGCAGGTACCACCGCGCAATACTGGCGCGGCAACAAAACCTGGAGGGACTTCGCAACAGACGTCCGCGCGGCTGTGCTCACCGGTCTCAGCAATGCCGTCGCCACCGCAGTGGCCGCGACAGACTCGGTACTGATCGCCATCGGCAAGCTGCAGGCGCAAGTCACCGGCCTGGCCACCAGCAAGCTGGATGCGACAGCCAACGCCGTATCGGCCACCAAGTTGCAAACCGCCCGCACCATCGGCGGCGTACCCTTCGACGGCACCGCCAACATCAACCTGCCCGGCGTCAACGCGGCGGGTAACCAGAACACCACCGGCAACGCGGCCACCGCCACCAAACTGGCGACAGCGCGAACAATTGCTGTAGACGGTGCCGCTGTGGGGGCTGCGACCTTCGATGGCTCCAGCAACATAACTATCGAGACGAAGACGCCAAGGACGCAACTCACAAGCGACCCAACCAGCACATTTCGTTCCGACATTTTTGGGGGGACTGATGACAAAGTTAAGTTGCTGCGTTCGTCCGCGCCGGGCTCAGTAAACTTTCCCTCGTATGCGCCGTGCCTAGCGTGGTCAACCTCTGATACTCATGCCTTCTTCTCACCGAGCTACAACACGCCGAGAATCCGGGTCGGTGCTGGTTCAGCGGCAGGGATCAATTGGTCTAAGGATTTGGCATTTACCGACTCAGACATCACCGGTAACGCAGCTACAGCTACAAAGCTGCAGAGTGGGCGCAGCATCAATGGCGTGCTCTTCGACGGCACCGCCAACATCACCGTCGAAGACGCCACCAAAGAACCGACCATTGCTGCGGGCACCACCGCGCAATACTGGCGTGGCGACAAAACCTGGCGCGACTTCGCCACAGACGTCCGCGCCGCGCTGCTCACCGGCCTCAGCACCGCAACAAACGCCGCCATCGCCGCAACGGATAGCGTGCTAGTCGCCCTCGGCAAGCTGCAAGCGCAAGTCACCGGCCTGGCCACCAGCAAGCTCGACGCCACCGCCAACGCCGTATCGGCCACCAAGCTGCAAACAGCGCGCACCATTGGCGGCGTGGCGTTCGACGGTACCGCCAACATCAACCTGCCCGGCGTCAACGCGGCGGGTAACCAGAACACCACCGGCAACGCGGCCACCGCCACCAAACTCGCCACCGCACGCACCATCGGCGGCGTGGCCTTCGACGGCACCGCCAACATCAACCTGCCCGGCGTCAACGCGGCGGGTAACCAGAACACAACCGGTAACGCAGCGAGCGCCACCAAACTGCAGACCGCGCGCAATATCAACGGCGTGGCATTCGATGGCACAGCCAACATCACAGTCGCTGACAACACCAAGCAGCCAGCAGACGCCACACTGACCGCGCTCGCAGGGCTGGTCACCGCAGCAAACCAGATGCCGTACAGCACCGGCCCCGACCAGTTTGCAATGACAGCGCTCACCGAGTTCATGCGTACACTGTTAGACGACCCGGATGCCGCCACAGCCATCGCCACGCTCGGCGCGGTAGCGCTTGCCGACTTCACTGGCAGCAATCAATTGCTGCAAGACCCAGGCCGCCAGAAGTTGCCAGGAGGCCTGATCTTGCAATGGGCGTTCACCCCCATTACATCCGGCACCAACGTCATCACATTTCCTGCCGCGTTCCCGAATGCCTGCCTCGGTGTGATCCAGACCGAGCAAGACGGCAGCCGTACAACAGCAGGCGGGTTCTACGTCCGCTCACGCACCCGCGAGAACTTCACGTCGTACTCAAACATCAACATCGACGGCCAGTTCTGGCTGGCAATTGGATACTGAGGCCAACATGATCTTTTTCAGCCCCTCTCGACTCGGATTTTTCCCGCTCACCGACCGCGCCGCCTACATCGCCGCCGACACCTGGCCTGCTGACGCCACAGAACTCACCGAGGCAGAAACCGCCGAGTACTGGCGCGAGATCGCCCCGCCAGGCAAGCGTTTGGGTGCTGTGGACGGGCGCCCGGCCTGGGTGAGCCTTCCGGCAAAAACCTTGGAGCAACTGACGGAAGAAATCGACAAAGCGGCAGACGCCGCCCGCGCCGCCGTAGCCGGCGACCCCCTGCGCGCCGTCGAATACGACCGCGCGCGCCTGCAGGCCGAGCAGTACGCCGCTGCTGGCTACCAGGGCGACGTGCCGCCCATGGTCGCCGCCTGGGCCATCAACGGCCGCACGCCACAGCAAGCGGCCGACAGCATCCTCGCCGAGGCAGCCGCCTACACCAGCGCCCTGGAGCTGCTGCGCACCACCCGCCTGGCCGCCAAAGAGCAAGTCCGCACGCTCATGGCCGCAGGCCAGGTCGAGCAGGCCCAACAGCTCACCGACCAGACCATCGCCGCCATCAAGGCCGCCGTCGCTGGCATCGGCAACAACGCCTGACCCTCACGCCTGCTGCACCCGTTGCCCCGCCCCGTGCGGGGCTTTTTATGCCTCACGCCGAACCGCCCCCCGCTACGCCGCCCGCCGCGTGCAGCCAGCACGCGCGCGCGGCAGCATCAAGGCTCACTGGATCACCGCAAGCCCAGGAGCTGCAGCCCATGGCCACCGACTACCACCACGGCGTCCGCGTCATCGAAATCAACGAGGGCATTCGCCCCATTCGCACCATCGCGACCGCCGTCGTGGGCCTGGTCGCCACCGCCTCCGATGCTGATGCCGCATTTTTCCCGCTGGACAAACCCGTGCTGCTCACCGACGTGCTCAGCGCCATCGGCAAGGCCGGCACCCAGGGCACGCTGGCCGCCGCGCTGTCGGCAATCGCCGCCCAAGCCAACCCCGTTACCGTCGTCGTGCGCGTCGCCGATGGCGTAGGCGAGACCGACGAACAAAAGCAGGCCGACCAAGTCAGCAAACTGGTCGGTACCGTCACCGCCGCAGGCCAGCCCACCGGCATCAAGGCCCTGCTCGGCGCCAAGGCGCTGCTCGGCGTCACCCCGCGCATCCTCGGCGTGCCCGGGCTCGATGCGCTGCCGGTGGCCAACGAGCTCATCAGCATTGCCCAGCAGCTGCGCGCCTTCGCCTACGTCTCTGCCTGGGAGTGCGCGACGAAAGAAGAAGCCGTCGCCTACCGCGACAATTTCGGCGCCCGCGAGGTCATGGTCATCTGGCCCGAGTTCCAGAACTGGAGCACCACCGAAAGCGCCACCGTCACCGCCCCTGCCGTCGCTCACGCCCTCGGCCTGCGCGCCAAACTGGACGAACAAGTGGGCTGGCACAAAACCCTGTCCAACATCGCCGTCAACGGTGTTACCGGCATCAGCAAACCCGTGTTCTGGGATCTGCAAAACCCCGCCACCGACGCCGGCTACCTCAACGAAAACGAAGTCACCACCCTCATCCGCGAGGGCGGCTTCCGCTTCTGGGGCTCGCGCACCTGTTCCGAAGACCCGCTCTTTGCCTTCGAGAACTACACCCGCACCGCCCAGGTGCTGGCCGACACCATGGCCGAGGCCCATATGTGGGCGGTGGACAAGCCCATGCACCCCTCCCTGGTGCGCGACATCGTCGAGGGCGTCAACGCCAAATTCCGCGAGCTAAAACAGGCCGGCTACATCATCGACGGCCAGTGCTGGTACGACGAAGCCGCCAACGAGCCTGCCACCCTCAAGGCCGGCAAGCTCGCCCTCGACTGCGACTACACCCCAGTGCCGCCGCTGGAAGACCTCATGTTCCGCCAGCGCATCACCGAGCGTTACCTGCTCGACTTCGCCGCGCGCATCAACGCCTAAACCGACAATCTCCCCTCTCCCGCTTGCGGGAGAGGGGCAGGGGGAGAGGGCAAACCGCCCCCATGAACATAGGAGAGCCGCCTAATGGCCATGCCCCGCAAACTCAAGAACATGAACATGTTCAACGACGCCAACAGCTACATGGGCGTCTCGAAAACCGTCACCCTGCCCGACCTCACCCGCAAGCTCGAAATGTGGCGCGGCGCCGGCATGGACGGCGCCGTAGGCGTCGACCTGGGCATGGGTGACGACGGCATCAAGATCGAGCACACAACCGGCGGGCTCGATCTGATCAGCCTGCGCCAGTACGGCATCACCGACGCCAGCGGCGTACCGCTGCGCTGGGCCGGCGGCTACCAGCGGGACGATACCGGCGCTATCGATTCCGTCGAAGTCGTCGCCCGTGGCCGGCACGAAACCTACAGTTTCGGCGATGCAGAAGTCGGTGAAGACACCGAGCACACCATCACCACCGTCTGCACCTACTACAAGCTGATCGTCAATGGCCGCGTCGAGATCGAAATCGACCTGCTCGCCATGATCCTCATCGTCGACGGCGTCGACCGCCTTGCCGAAATGCGCAAAGCCATCGGCCTGTAAACCCGCATAACCCACCCCCGAAGCTGGCCTCGGCGCACCCCTGCGCCGCTGGCCAGCACCCAACACCGAAGGAGCCACCCCATGACCCAGCCCGTATACAGCGCCCCCATCGAGCTTTCCGAGCCCATTGGCAGCGGCAAGGCACAAATCACCAGCATCACCCTGCGCCGCCCAGGCTCGGGCGAACTGCGCGGCCTCAAGCTGGCCGACCTGGTGCAGGGCGACGTCAACGCCGTCATCCGCCTGATACCGCGCATCAGCCAACCCACCCTGATCGAACAACAGGTCGCCGCCTTGGACGCCTACGACCTCACCCGCTGCGCGGATGAAATCGCCGTTTTCTTGCAGACGCCGCCGCAGAAGCCGACGGAAGAGGCATCCCCCGAGTAGTCGATGACGCCATGGCGGACATCGCCATGGTCTTCCACTGGGGGCCGGAGCAAATGAACGCCATGCCCCTGGCGGAACTGATGGAATGGCGCGAGCGCGCCCGAGAACGATGGGAACTGCAGCATGGCGCGCGATCTAAAACTACAGGTGGTACTGGAAGGGCTTAACCGCGCCAGCAAGCCCTTCCGCGAAGCCGGCCGCAGCGCCATCGGCCTGGGCCGCGACCTCAAAGCCACCCGCACCGAACTCAAGGGCCTGCAGGCTCAACAGAGCGACATCAGCAGCTTCCGCGCGCTCAAGGGCCAAACCGAGCAAACCGGCACGGCCATGCAGGCCAGCCGCGACAAGGTGCGCCAGCTCGCCCGCGAAATGCAGGGGCATCAGCGCACCATCGCCCCCCTGCAAGCCAGCTACACCGCCCTCGCCGGCCAGTCCGACAAACTCACCGCCGAGCACCAGGCGCTCACCCGTCAGCTGCGCGAAACCCGCCAGGAATCCCGCACCGCCAGCCAGGTCTGGCAGCAAAATCGCCAGCGCATCCGCGAGCTCGGCCAGCAGCTCGGCAACACCGCCAAGCCGACGCAGAAACTGCGCGACGAATACGCAGCCCTGGTCGCCAAACAGAAAGACCAGCTCACCTTGGTGCGTGGCCTCACCGAGCGGCAAAAGGCACTCACCCAGCAGCACCGCGAAAGCGCCGCCAACACCCGCCAGCACAAAGAGCGCGTCAGCGAACTCGGCGCCCAGCTGCGCCAGGCACAAACTCCGCTGGTAGCCCTCAACCGCGCCTTCCGTGAAGGCGTGCGCGAAGCCTCAGCGCTGAAAGCCCAGCACAGCCAGCAACAGGCCGAACTGCAAGGCCTGCGCGGCAAACTCAACGCCGCCGGCATCAGCACCCGCAACCTGGGCCAGCACGAGCGCGACCTCAAGGCGCGCATCACCGCCACCAACCAGGCCATGGCCCAGCAGGAAGCCAGGCTCAAGCGCGTCACCGCCCAGCAGCAGCGCCTGGCGCGCGCCAAACAGCAGTACGACCAAACCCAGGCCCTGGCCGGCAGCATGGCTGCCACCGGCGCCGGCGGCCTGGCCACCGGTAGCGGCATTCTCTACACCGGCTCACGCCTGCTCGCCCCGGGGCTCGACTTCGACACCAGCATGAGCAAAGTGCAGGCGCTCACCCGCCTCAGCGGCGACAGCGACGAACTCAAAGCCCTGCGCGAGCAAGCCCGCCAGCTCGGCGCCAGTACCCAGTTCACCGCCGGCAACGCGGCAGACGCCCAGGGCTTCCTGGCCATGGCCGGCTTCAACCCTAATGCCATCCGCGCCGCGATGCCCGGCATGCTCGCCCTGGCCAAGGCCGGTGACAGCGAGCTGGCAGACACCGCTGACATCGCGTCCAACATCCTCACCGGCTTCAACCTCCAGGCCGGCGACATGGGCCGCGTGGGTGACGTCCTGGTCGGCGCTTTCACCCGCTCCAACACCAACCTGCAAATGCTCGGCGAAACCATGAAGTACGTGGCGCCCGTAGCAGCAGGCGTCGGGCAAGACATCGAAACCATGGCCGCCATGGCCGGCAAGCTGGGCGACGCCGGCATCCAGGGCAGCATGGGCGGTACCGCCCTACGTGCGATCATCAGTCGCCTGGCAGCGCCGCCGAAGATGGCAGCCGACGCCCTCAACGAGCTGGGTGTCAGTGCCAAGGACGCACAGGGCAACATGCGTGACATGCCCACCGTGTTGCAGGAGATCTACGAAAAAACCAAGGCCATGGGTGACGCCGAGCGCTCGGGCTTCCTCAAGGGCATTGCTGGCGAAGAGGCCTTCAGCGGCCTGCAGGTTCTGGTGCAACAGGCTGGCAATGGCGAGCTGCAAAAATTCATCGGCACCCTGCGCGAAACCAAGGGCGAGGCCGAAGAAGTCGCCCGCGTCATGGGTGACAACCTGCGCGGCGACCTCAAGGCCCTCGGCAGCGCCTGGGAAGATCTAGGCATCCAGATCAGCGACCAGCAGAACGGCCCCCTGCGCGGCATCACCCAGGGCATCACCCGCGTTATCGGCCGCGTCAAAACCTGGGTGGCGGAGAACCCCGAGCTGGCCAGCCAACTGGTCAAAACCGCTGCGGGCCTCGGCTTGGTCATGGCCGGCATGGGCGGGCTCACCCTGGCCATGGCCAGCATCCTCGGCCCGTTCGCCATGGTGCGCTACGGCATGATGCTGTTTGGCCTGCGCGGCGCCGGCATGGTGTCTACCCTGTTCAGCCTCGGCAAAGTCGCCCTGCCCCTGGTGCTCACCGGCCTGCGCGCCATCGGCCTGGCCCTCACCGCCAACCCCATCGGCATTGCCGTGGCAGCTATCGCCGGCGCGGCCTACCTGATCTACCGCAACTGGGACCGCGTAGGCCCCTACTTCGCCGGCCTTTGGGGTGAGCTCAAGGCGGGCTTCTCCGGTGGGCTATCCGGCATTGCCGCCACCATCATCAATTTCAGCCCGCTGGGCCTGTTCCACCGCGTGTTTGCCGGCGTTATGGGCTACTTCGGCGTCGAGCTGCCGGCCAAATTCACCGAGTTCGGCGGCATGATCATGCAGGGCCTGGTCAAGGGCATCAAAAACGCCGCCAGCTCAGTGAAAAAGAGTGTGGTAGGCGCCGCCTCCGGAGCTATCGACAGCTTCAAATCCAAGCTGGGCATCCACAGCCCGTCCCGCGTGTTCGCCGAGCTCGGCGGCTTCACCATGCAGGGCTATGGCCAAGGCCTGCTGGCCGAGCAAAGCAACCCGCTCAGCGCCCTGCAGCGCATCGGCAACAACCTGGTGCGCGCCGGCAGCCAGACCATCGGCGGCCAGGTCGCCTTCGACGCCCGCGCCCCGCTGGCAGCGGCCAGTGCCGGCAACAGCTCCGGCCGCGCCATCACCATCGAGGGCGACACCATTCACATCACCATCCAGGGCGGCGGCGACGTGGCTGCCACACGCCGCATGCTCGAGCAGCTGCTCACCGAGCGCGAACGCGCCAAGGCCGCCCGCATGCGCTCCGCGCTGTATGACCAGGACTGACTATTTAGGAGCACAGCCATGATGATGGCCCTCGGCATGTTCGTCTTCGGCATGCACACCCTCGCCTATCAGGAGTTCCAGCGGCAAAACGACTGGCGCCACGGCAGCACCAGCCGTATCGGCACCCGCCCGGCGCGCCAGTACCTCGGCCCAGGCGACGAAACCATCACCCTGCCTGGCGTGCTGCTGCCCGAAATCGCCGGCAGCACCCTCAGCCTCGACACCCTGCGCGTCATGGCCGACACCGGCAAAGCCTGGCCGCTGATTGAGGGCACAGGCCGCATCTACGGCATCTACGTCATCGAGAGCATGAGCGAGGGCAAAACCTACTTCTTCAGCGACGGCGCCGCCCGCCGTATCGAGTTCAGCATCGTGCTCAAGCGTGTGGACGAAACCCGCGTCGAGCTGCTCGGCAGCATCACCGGCGCCCTGGGCGACATTCTGAGGCGCGCCCTGTGATCGGCCAGCTCGGCACCACCGCCGGCCGCATCCTGCGCGAGCAACTCGGCCAGGCCCAGGCCGCCCTCAACTACCCGCACCCCATCTGCCGCGTGGTGGTGGACGGCCGCGACATCACCGCCGACATCACCGCCCGCCTGGTCAGCATCACCCTGCAGGACAATCGCGGCATGGAGGCCGACCAGCTCGACCTGCAGCTCAGCGACCACGATGGCCGGCTTGCCATCCCACCCAAAGGCGCCAGCATCCAGCTCTGGCTGGGCTGGAGCGACACCGGCCTCATCGACAAAGGCACCTACACCGTCGACGAACTGGAGCACAGCGGCGCGCCCGACGTGCTCAACATCCGCGCCCGCAGCGCCGACCTGCGCGAAGGCCTGGCCAAGAAGCGCGAACGCAGCTGGCACGGCCAGACCATCGGCGCCATCCTCACCACCATCGCCCAGGAATACGGCCTCAAGCCCCTGGTGCAAGTCGCCCTGGCCGCCATCGGCCTGCCGCACCTCGACCAAGCCGGCGAATCCGACCTCAACCTCATCACCCGCCTGGCGGCAGAACACGACGCCATCGCATCCGTGAAGGCCGGGCGCCTACTCTTTCTGCCCACCGGTGCCGCCACCACCGCCAGCGGCCTGCCCCTGCCCCACATCACCCTCACCCGCGCAGACGGCGACCAGCACCGCTACCTGGACGCCAACCGCGACAGCTACACCGGCGCCAAGGCCTACTACTACGAAGTCAACAGCGCGCAAAGGAAGGAGGCCATTGCAGGCTCCGGCGACAACCTCAAGGAACTGCGCCACACCTACGCCGACCAAGCCAGCGCCCTGGCCGCCGCCCGGGCGGAATGGCAGCGCCTGCAACGCGGTACCGCCACCCTCAGCTACGTGCTCGCCAAGGGCCGGCCGGACCTGATCCCCGAACTGACCTACAGCCTCACCGGCATCAAGGCAGAAATCAGCGCCATCGTCTGGCTGGGCGGCAACGTCCAGCACTCATTCACGCCCGAGGCCTACACCACCAGCCTGGAGCTCACCAGCCAACTGCCAGACGGCGACGAACTCACCAGCGACGCCAGCGAGCAATACACCGGCGTGGTGGCCTGGTACCGGGACGAGAAAACGGGGGAACAGAAGAAGATCACAGAAGGCGACCAGACCAACCCCAAGCGCCTCACGCACCTGTATGCCAGCAAGGCCAGTGCTGAGCGGGCGGTGAAGCGGGAGTGGCAAAGGCTAAGGAAAGCGATGTAGTACTTTCCAGTCGGCATGCCACTAAGCCATCATTGGCGCCAGTCTTATGCCTGAGGATAGGGACATCTCAATGAAACGCCTGCCACTTCTATTCAGCCTTGCGCTTATCCACTCCGCTGCGTTCGCAGCCCTGCCTGACGTAATCAATCAAAGTTACGAGCAAGCTAGACCAAAGCTGATCGAAAATGGCTTTTCACCCCTGTCACCGGAAGAAATAGAAGCGTTGCAAGGCAGTAGCGTGGACTACGGGCCGGGCGAGTCTGAAATGTTCAGAATGGGCTACACCGAGGTGTCATCGTGTACTGGCAGCGGTGTACCAACATGCACGTTCCTCATGCGAGCGGCTTCCGGCTTGGTCTACAAAGTAGAGGTCTATGTCCCGGAAGATGAGAGCGAAACACGTGTTGAGTCTGTTTCGGCCGTTAACTCGCAAGGCTTCAACAAACAGAACAGCCTCAAGATACTGGAGCAGCGCATAGCGGCTACTAGCAAAATTCCTTACGGTAACGCGCCACTGCCAGTATCCCCATGCGACGACGCTTGCATTGAAACAGAACTATCGAAGTGGCCAACAATCAGCAAAGCATTTAACCGTACGATTGATGAAAGAACAGGCTATGAACTGATTGACTATAGCGACCTGAACATCATTGACTTTCATAAAACCGCAAAAACACATGGCTTTAAACCTATACCATTAAACAAGCAGCCGGATGCATGGCAGGACGAAAGAACCACGTACGTTCTGAATAAGCTCACCTCGGGCTCCCTACGTGAATGTCTCTGGCGTCAGGGCGAAAACATCGCAACCTGCAAATTTATCTATCAAGGCAGCAATGGCTATCTCTTTCAGTTTTCAGCGACCGGTTCCGACTTGTCCGATTACCGTATTTCCTCTGTAACCTTGGTGAATGACGACCCTGCTTTCGCAGAGTACACAACGCCGGAACTCGCCTCCTCTTTGCGCTACGTGGTGGGGCAGCGACTTTCCCTTTCAAACCCCACCGCGTATCGCCAAAAGATGGCAGAAGAACTTTCAGATAGTAACGACATTTCAATTCAATTCGTTAATAAGATGCATGCCGCTAGCCGCAACGGCCATGGGTGCAACGTTTTAATCGCAAGTTCTTATTTGACCGCCATCAGCGACCGTCCTTTGGAAGAAAAAAGACGCACAATCGAAGTAAATCTCGCATCACTAGAAAACATTGATTGCATTCGCTAACACCTCCCTAGTCTGAATAGAACAAACGTGACTACGGAGTTAGCTTGGTTTCCGAATTTGTACAATCGAAGCCCCGCGTTAAGCGGGGCTTCTTCATTCACCTGGGCGAATCTCGCGTGGCCAACGCCTCGATCGCCCGGCGCATAAACGCCTGTTCGCCCTGGTCGAGCTGGCGGTAGAACCGCAGCAATAGCCGCTCCTCTGGCGTTACCCACTCCTGCAAGGGCTGCACACCCTGATCCTCGGGTTGACCGGCCGCAGCCTCTCGAACATCACTACTCATCTGCATACTCCGTCATTGGCAGTTGTCCGCAGACCTTACCGTCACGCTGAAATATGCAAGCCGGCCAATACCTTGGCACTAAGGGTCGTAGCAGGCAAACTGCCACCTTTTATCAAGGACGTTGCCCTCCAATGGATTTGCTACAGCAAGCTCAAGCCCTGATCGGTAGCCAGTACGCGCCGCTATTCACTGCAGCGGTAACAGTGCTGTCTCTCGCCCCAAAGCTCATTGCACCACTTCTCAGCGCCTTCGAAGCACACGACAAACACTTCGTGCGTAAGCCGCTGGAGCGGTTGAAGGCGCTACGCTCCAGCGTCGCCAAAAGCCCGAATCTGTCGCACTACCTCGAAACGTCCATCGAGCTGGAGGCGTTCCGCATCGCGTCTGGCGTCACCACCAGTCGATCCAAGATGGAGTTCTTGCTCGCGCTAGATAAAGACGGCAACTGGACCAAGCCGCAGCTTCGCAGCCTATGTCGACACTTGGAGGTGCCAGACGGGCGCGATAAGCCTGAGATCGTCATCGGCGGCTTCGAGAAATTCGCCGCGATCTGGAGTGCCGTAGCCGCAATGACCATCGGCGTACTGGGCGCGCTGTTCTTCACCGTCTCGGTGTATAAATTTACCTTCGGCGACTTCGTCATCGGAGCGAGCGCGTTTGCCGCATCCATCGCGTTCGGCCGCTTCATCGTAAGCGACTACATCAGCTATCGAATCGCCCGACGTGCTCAGGCAACCCTGGCTCGACGGCAAGCCGCTCGTTAAAGCGGGTCGCCCACCAACACCGCCTTACCGATATCGCCCTCGCACTCTCCCTCGCCGGGACGCCATTCCAGCGTGGCGCCCTCGCCCACCAGGTCCACGTTCAGAACGCGGTGCAAGCAATCACCCATGCCGTCCTCATCGATGGCAACCAGGTGCTGCTCATCCCATTGGGTAACTTCATAGTCAAACGCCTGCGCTTCGAGATCCTGCCCTTCGGTGTGGTACTGCAGCGACGCATAAGCCTCCATGCAGGTTTTCCGCTCACGGTTACAGATGATCTCCACACCGTTGGTGCTTCCGTAGACATCGCCTTGAATGGGGCGCCAGCCGCCCCAGATGATCAGGTTGTCACCCTGGGCAATACGCAACGGGGGAATGGTGGTGGTGACGCGCTCAAGCGGCGCAGGGCTGACTAGCCAGATGGCCGCATAAGCGGCCACCAGGGCAGAAGCGAGGGCAACGCAGAGATAGCGAAGAATGGGCATGGTCGAACTCCTTTTCGTAGGTGGTGCTGTCCTAGCACCATGAGTCTAGTAGGCCGCTATGGTTTAGCTAGTCTCGCAACTCCCCTGCAATGATCCACAGCACCCGCGCATCAGTACAGTGGTGCAACGCATGCAGATACTCGGCGGTAATCGGCTTGCTGCCGGCCTCCATACGCTTCTGGGCCAGCACGGTACAGCCACACATATGCCCCAACTCATGCACCTGCAGACCCAAGCGCTCACGCTCGGCCCGCAGGCGCTCGCCAATGGCGTAGTTGTCGTCGAGATCCTCGGGGGCTACTGGCACAGGGTGAGCCCCTTCTCGATCACTGGCCCCACGCTGACCTTAGTACCGGGAATCTCGGCGCTATCGCGCCACACGCTGTCCAGAGCATCCAGTCCCAGCGCGCTGGCCTTGCCGCTCGCAGCGCCATTCACCGGATACATGCGCCCTGTTTCGGCGTCCATCACCGTAACCGCACGGCCAGCGTGGCAGGCGACATAGCCCTCTTCAAAGGTGAACGGCCAGGCCTCGCCGAAGTCCTCGGCACTGATCAGTTCTTGCTGGGCGGCTACGGCAACCAATGAGAAAACCCAGATGAATACCAGGGCAAACAGTCCATTACGCATCCCTACTCTCCTATCGTTTTTACTTCTTCGCGTCATACCGCCCGACCACTTCGGCCAGGGCATTCACCATCTTGTGTGTGTGCTGCCGGTCGCCCTCGGGCAACTGACGGTAGTGCTCGATCAGGTCGCTTTCATCGCTGTTGAGGCTGCTGCTGGGCCTGGGCGTGCGCTGGCCAGTAACCACATACAGCACGTCAACACCCTGCTCAGCCACCGCAGCGAGATAGGCCGCATCGGGGTAGCGCTCCCCTTTCTCATAGTTGCCCTGGGCGTTTGCTTTAACCCCACCAAGCTCGCCAAAAGCGCCCTGGTTAAGGCCAAGGCGCTCCCGTTCTTCGCGCAGGCGCTCGCCAATTCCACTCATTTGGATAGAAAACCCCATTGACACCACTCATTTGAGTGGTAATCTGTGCGCCATTGAATGCTTTTGAATGGTTTTGAATGATGCACGCCACCCGCACCCCAGCACAAGCAAAGGCTTGGATCGAAAGCCAGGGCAAAACCGTCAAGGAATTTGCCGACGCCAATGGCCTCGATCTGCACACCACCTATCAAGTCCTCGCCGGCACCAAGAAGGGAAAGCGCGGCGAAGCCCACAAAGCCGCCGTCCTGCTCGGCATCAAGGAAGGCACGGTCGCACAGTAGTGCGGCCGGCCATTGGGGGAAACGAGAAGATGAAGCGCCCGATTCTTGATAGCCGCCGCCGCGCCGTGCTGGCCGTGGTTGCCGCCTTCCCAGGGGGCCGCGAATGCGCCGCCACCTGCCTGGGGCTGGATCTCAAACAGCTCGACAACAAGCTGTACGAGAACCCCGGCCACCGCCCGCTGACGGACGAACAAGTGCTGCAGCTGGAGAAGGTCGCCGGCACCCGCTACCTGCCCGACTACATCAGCGGCCTCTACAACGGCGTGCATGTGGCCATGCCTGACCTGGCCGACACGGACAACATCGACCTGCTCGAACGCGCCATGACCACCACCGTCAAGCGCGGCGCGGTTGACGGCATGATCCTCACCGCCCTGCAGGACGGCGAAATCAACGAAGCCGAGCTGGCCAGCATCATCACCGCCCACCGCAGCCACATCGCCGCTCGCCACGCCGAGGTGAGCGCCATTCTTGCTCTGCACAGCACACGACAGGAGCCCAAGCCATGACAGCACCCACCGGCGGCGGCTACCGCGTCAAATGCCCGGCCTGCTCCAGCCCCATGCGCATCAAGGACAGCAAGGAGCAAACGCCCACCTTCAAAACCATGTACGCCCAGTGCACCAACATGGCCTGCAGCCACAGCATCATCGGTTCGCTCTCCTGGGATTTCGCCCTGGTGCCGTCCGGCATCGACAGCCCCCGAGTGGTGCTGCCCGTGGCGCCCTCTGCACAGCGCAAGCAGGCCCAGCGCGACAGCCGCCCTACTACCAACCAGCTCGATTTGCTCGACGCCCAGGAGGCCAGCGCATGAATGCCTTTGCCCAGTTGCCCCACGACTACCGCAGCCAGATGCAGGCCAAGGCGCTCAGCTACCTGCAGGCGCATCAAGCCGAACACCTGGCCGACGATGCCCAGTTGATCGAGCGCACCACCAGCCACCTGGTGCACCAGTACGACGTGCCGCTGTTCCTGGCGCCTCGCCTGGTAGAGCTGGCCATCACCGAGTGGCTCTGTATCGATCTATCAAACGGCCCGGATAACCCAGGCCACCACCACTTCACCTAACCCCAGCACAGCCCAATCCCTGCCCGCCTCGCGTGGGTAAGGGGAAGTTGCACCCAGCATTCGAGGTTTGCGCCATGCAAAACGCCGTCGAGATCCAGTTGCAAATGCCCAAGCCCGTGGCCGAGGCGCTGCTCACCAGCCTGCGCGAAGAGCTGCGCCAGGGCCTGCAGCTGCATTGGTACGCCGACCGTTACCGCACCGTGCCGGCGGGCCTGCGCACGGCTCGCATCCTCACCGATTACCCGGCCCTCGCCGGCCACAAACGCACCATCGGCGCGCTGCAAGCCGCGCTCACCGCCGCCCAGTAAGGACTGCACCATGCCAACGCCCAACCACCCAGCCATGCCCCTGTGCTGCCAATTGGCGGCACAGCCTGGCCGCTACCTGTTCGCGCAGTGGCTCGATGCCATGCAATCGAGCAAGAAGGAATTCTTGATCCAGGCCGGCGCCTGCCGCCTGAAAGGCATGCTGGCCGCCTACATGGAAATGGACGCCATCAGCGCTGACCAGTTCGCCGCCATGGCCGACGAGATCCACGCCTTCGCCTTCGGAGCCACCGTATGAGCACCATGCACGCCTCCCTGCGCGACGACGTGCTCAAGCGCCTGCGCGACGAGTTCCCCGACCTCAAGCCCGTCCGTGGCACCAAATACATGCGCAAGGGCAAGTGCCCGGCCTGCGGCAAGCCGGAGCTCTACACCTTCACCGACTCGCCCTGGCTGCTGATCTGCGGCCGTGGCAAGTGCGGCGCGCAGTACCACGTCAAGGATCGTTACGACGACCTGTTCAACGACTGGAGCGAGCGCGTACCGGCCACCGACCAGCAACCCAACGCCACCGCCCGCGCCTACCTGGAGTTCGCCCGCGGCTTCCGCCTGGAGCTAATCGAGGGCTGGTTTACCCAAGAGAATTTCTGGTCCCGCGAGCTCAGCGCCGGCAGCGCCACAGTGCGCTTCCCGCTCACCAAGGGCGGATACTGGGAACGGCTGATCGACCGCCCCGAGCGCTTCGGCAAGCAGAAGGCCCGCTTCGCCCCCGGTGCCAGCTACAAGGGCGTGTGGTGGTGCCCGCCATCGCTCGACCTCACCACGCTGGGCGAGCTGTACATCGTCGAGGGAATCTTCGACGCCATCGCCCTGCTGCACCACAACGTGCCGGCCGTCTCGGCCATGAGCTGCAACGCCTTCCCTGAGCAATCGCTGCGCGAGCTGAAACAGGCCTGTATCGACGCCGACCGCCGCCTGCCCACCCTGGTGTGGGCGCTGGACAACGAGCCGGTAGCGCGCAGCTACACCCGCAAGTGGGTCACCCAGGCCCGCGCCCTGGGCTTCACCTGCGACGCCGCATTGATCCCGCAGAACGGCAAAAAGGTCGATTGGAACGACCTGCACCAGCGCTGGGCCTTTATCGACGACGCCGAACAGCGCGCCGCCCGCGTAACCGCTGACCTGGACGAAGCCCGCTACCAGGGCGCCCTGCTGATCGCCGAGAACGCCAGCGAGAAAGGCTTGCTGATCTATCAGCGAAACGAGTGGCGCGAGTTCCACTTCGGCTTCGACAACCGCCTCTACTGGTGGTCGCTGGATATGGGCGAGTACAACAAGGCCCGGCAGGCAATCGAGAGCGACGAGAACGGCGAACACCGTGAGCTGAGCAACGCGCAGATCCGTGAGAAGGCACTGCGCATGTCCAACAGCGTGGTGGAAATCGCCAACTGCTACTTCGAGGCCCTGTACTTCCAGCGCAACGAGATTACCGACGAATCCTGGTACTACCTGCGCGTCGACTTCCCCCACGGCGCGCCGAGCGTGAAGAACACCTTCACCGCCACCCACATCGCCGCCGCCAGCGAGTTCAAGAAGCGCCTGTTGGGCATGGCTGCCGGCGCCATGTACACCGGTACCGGCCAGCAGCTCGAAAAGATCATGAAGCTGCAGACCTACGGCATCAAAACCGTCGAGACCATCGATTTCGTCGGCTACAGCCGCGACCACGGCTGCTACGTGTTCGGCGATATCGCGGTAAAGGACGGCCAGGTCTACGAGGCCAACGCCGAGGACTATTTCGAGTTCGGCAAGCTGCGCATCAAAACCCTGCAGAAGGGCGTCACCATCCGCCCCAGCCGCGATTCCAAGGCCTACAGCAGCGAGTGGTTCCGGTTGCTGTGGACGTGCTTCGGCGCCCAGGGCGCGGTGGCCCTGGTGTGGTTCTTCGGCTCGCTGTTCTGCGAGCAGATCCGCGCGCGCTGGCAGTCCTACCCCTTCCTTGAGGCCACTGGCGAGGCCGGCGCCGGCAAAACCACCCTGCTCAACCTGCTGTGGAAGTTGCTGGGCCGCGCCGGGTATGAGGGCTTCGACCCGATGAAATCCACCAAGGCCGGGCGCTCGCGCCTGATGGGCCAGGTCGCCGGCATGCCCGTGGTCTATCTGGAGGCCGACCGCCACAGCGACGACAAGCCCCACGCCAAAACCTTCGAGTGGGACGAGCTGAAAGACTTCTTCGGCGGCGGCACCCTGGCCACCAAGGGCGTGAAAACAGCGGGCAACGAGACGTATGAGCCGCCCTTTCGCGGCACCATCGCCATCAGCCAGAACGCCGCTGTGGTTGCGCATGAGGCCATCATGACGCGCATCTGCAAGCTGCATTTCGTGCGCCCCCAGGTCACACCGGAGAGCCGTGCAGCAGCGGACAAACTCAACGCCCTGGACGGCGACATGCTCAGCCACTTCCTGCTGCTGGCCATCAAGGCCGAAGCCGGTGTGCTGGATGCCTTCGCCGAATACTTCCCCGGCTACGAAGCGCGCCTGCGCCGCCTGCACACCCACTGCTGGGAGTGCGAAACACCCTACGCCACCGCCAACGAAAGCCACGCCTGCCCCAGCTGCGGCAACAAGCTGCGCGGTTACATCCGCGTCGAGCGCATCAGCAAGAACCACGCAATGCTGCTGGCCCTGCTGCACTGCCTGCGCCAGGTGGTGCCGATCAGCGACGCCCAGGTCAGCGCCACGCAACGGCAGATCATCACCATGGCCCTGGAGCGCCAGGCCTCGATCAGCGCCGACCACCAGCACGTCGCCGAGTTCTGGGAAGTGTTCGACTTCCTCGAAGGGCTGGACGGCGAAGGCCCGGTGGTCAACCACAGCAACAAGCCCGAGACCGGCGAAATCGCCATCAACCTCAACGATTTCTACGAGCGCGCCCAGGAGCACAAGCAGAAGTTGCCGGACATCAACGTGCTGCGCGACCTGCTCAAAGAAAGCCGCTCCCGCAAGTTCGTCGAGGCCAACGTCGCCGTCTGCAGCGCCGTGCGCAAGCACCAGGCCAAACGCAACAACCTCACCGTCTTCAAGTCCCCGACTGTGAAGTGCTGGATCTTCCAGCAGCAACCCAGCGCCGGCTCGGCAAAGCCGGCTTAACCGAAGAAGGAGAACCACCATGCAAATCGACCACGAACCCCGCGTAGACAAGGCCATCACCCTGCTCGGCAGCGGCCTGGCGCTCGTTGCGCTGTTCACCCTGTGCAGCCTCGCCCCGGAAGCGCTGCTCGCCATCATCCACTGACCCAACACGCCCAGGCGCGGCAACGCTTGGGCAACCAAAACCGAAGGAGAACCACCATGCAACTGAACGTAGAACGCGGCGCCCCGATGACCGGGAAAACCATCCGCCTGCGGGAATTAGCGAAGGCAAACGGGCAAACCGAAAAGCAAATCCTGGTCGGCCGCACCAGCACCAAGGCAGCGCTGCTGCGCGATGTCCGGCGTCTCGCTTCTCGGGGCGCAACAGTCATTTGCATCGACGAATGCACCGAGATGCAGATCCGTGAGCTGGAACGCTTCAAGGGCAAATTGCCTACCAACCTGACCATCCACGCGGTAGTCGCCAACTGACCTCCAACGCCCAGGCGCGGCAACGCCTGGGCAACCCCCGAAGGAGAACCACCATGCAGCACCATTACAAATCCACCGCACCGGCCACGGTGGCCATGGTTCAAGAGCTGTTCCAAGCCAGGGCCGAACTGCGCGCGAAGTCGGCCAAGCTGGGCGAACTGTTCGGCGGCGAAATCGCCCCCATGCACGACATCACCAGCCACTTTGCCGGCGGCGTGAAACTCAGCGCCACCTGTGAACTGGATGTTCACTGGCGCCGGCCAGACGAATGGGGTTATCGGAGCCTGCGCGCTAATGCGAAGCCGGTGAAGGGCGTCGACAAGAAGGTCCGCGCCGCCATCCGCCAGGAACATGAGCGCCTGCTCACACTCTGGCGCGAGAACTACCCGGCACCGGTAAGCACCCACGACTACTGGGACCGACTCGGCGTCAACACCGGCAATCTGATGCTCTGCGGCGGCGTGCTGTTCGAGCACCAGGGCACCGCCTACTTCCTCCTGGGCTTCCAGATCGACGAGGCCGACCACCTGGCCAAGGTCGCCGCCGGCGAACCCACATCAGGCTGGATCGAGGGCGCCGTCGAGATACTGCCCAGCGAGTACGCAGCAGCGGTCGCGGCATTTAAGGGAGCGCAGGCATGAGCGCTTCCCTGCAGAACCTGGAATTGCTCCTGGCCTTCGAGGACTGGGCCACCCCACGCGGCTATGACATGACGCGCAACCAGGAAAACTTCGAGTTCCAGAACCTCGAAACCCGCGCGGCCTGGCTCGGCTTCGAAGCTGCCCACGGCCCGGCCGGCTGCCGTCCTTACGGCCAGCAGCTCTATGCCTTGCTCAAGAAGTCCAGCGAGTACGCCCACCAGACCGACAAGCTCTTCCCGGTGCGCGTCGGTACCCCTCCATATGACGATTACGCCGTCCATGGTGGCCCCGGCGGCGTGTACCGCCTGCGCGACGTGAATTTCTACGTGATCGACGGCGGCAAGCAGTACCGCCTGGGCTGACCCAACCCAGCCCCGCTGAGCGGCAACTCGGCAGGGCTACCGAAGGAGAACCACCATGCACCTACAACCCCACCACCGCTGGCCGCTGCTGGCCATGGTCGCCGCCCTCGCGGGCGTAACGGCCACCTCGGTGGCCATGGCCATCGCTGCGCTGATCGACGCGCCAGTGCTCGCCGCCCTGTTCGCCGGCGCCGCCGTGGTGCTGGACCTGTTCAAGTACGTGGCGTGGCCGTTGGCCCTGATGCTGCTCGCAGCCCGCCGCACCCTGGCCGCGCTGCTGATGATGGCCAGCGCCCTGGCCCTGGGCACCGTTTCCGGCTGGGCGACTTACGACCGACTTATGACCTCGATCATCACCAGCCAGGCCGAGCACCAGGCGCAGCGCGAACAACGCCAAGCCGACCTGCTGGAACTGCGCCAGGCCGACGCCGCCCGCATCGAGCAGCTCGACGCCGAAGCGGCCGCCGTGCATCACCAGGCCAACGCCCTGCGCGAACGCGGCATGGTCACCCGCGCCCTGGAACTGGAAAGCGCCGCCCTCGCCCGCATCGACACCCTGCGCGCCGCCGCCCAGCAACGCCGCGACAGCGCATCGCGAGAACTCACCGCCATGCGCAGCCAACCGGCCAAGGCGGCAGGCCTGCCGCTGGAGCTGGCCACCCTGCTGTGCATCGGCTTCGCCCTAGCGCTGGAAGTGGTACCGGCGCTGATCCTCTGCGCGCTGCGCCCCGCACCCGTTACCGAAACCGCCCGCGCTACTGCGCCGGTACGCGAGAAACGCACCGAGGAACGCACTCAGGAACACCCGGAAACCGAGCCGGAAACGCCAGCAGGCACAGACCTGCCCGCCGAACTGCTGCAACTGATCGCCCGCACCGAAAGCGGCGCCAAGCTGGCCGTCCGGCAGGTCGCGCGGGAGTTGAGAATGGGCAGCGAGAGAACCACCCGACTGATGCAGCAGGCCACAGAAGCCGGCCTGCTGAGCAAGACCGCCGCCGGATACGTGGCGGCATAAAGAAAGGCCCCGGTGAGCGGCAACTCACCAGGGCCAACCAACCTCGAAGGAGAACCACCATGCAAGTGAAACCCCAAGAAGTCAGCGCCGATAAGGCTACCACACCGGGGCAGCAAGCCCCCCAATGGACGCACGCGAAGCCCACCGGGCCAGGTGCCTATTGGGTGCGCGGCTTCCGTATCGGTGAACCGAATTCCCGCCCGGCCCTGGTCGAAGTGGCTCGCAACGACGCCGGCACGCTGGTGTGCAACATGAACGACAGCAACACCAACGACCAGCTATGCGAATGGTCATTCGTCGAAGACCTGGCCGAGCGCTTCGAGTGGCTCGGCCCGCTTGGCCTGACCGTCGCGGGGGAGAGTTCAACCAGAGAACGCGAGCTATCCCACGCACTTGACCTGGCTATTCGCTCGCTCGATCAGTTGGTCCCCTACCTGGGCAAGGTGCCGGCTGATGTTGGCTTGCTGAATGAAGCGCTGATGGCAGGTCGCAAGGCACTGCAAGGCGGTGCCGTATGACCTGCGCAGGAACCAAGCTGCGGCAGCGCTTCCTGGAGCGCATGCAACAAGTCGCTATCGGCGCCCAGCTGGAGCGCAAGGGCCACGTGTGGCGGGTCATGAAGCAACAGTGCACCGAAACTGGCGTTGTGCTCCAGCTTCGCCATGGTCGCCACGACTTCCGCCTTTATGTCCCGGTGACCTTGGACGGCCCAGAGCTGTGGCACGCCGAGTTCCGCTCGGCAGCACTGCCTCCAACTCAACGCGAGATGTTTGCCAGAGGTGCTGTATGACACGCACACGCCCAACCATGGCCAGCCACCGCCTCGACCTGCCCAGCATCTGCGACATCTGCGGCCGCGCTCGCTCGGCCGGCAAGCACGCCAAATGCAGCCGCATCCGCCAGCAAACCAAGCAGGCCGAGTGGTCGACCTTCATGGCCGAACAGGCCGCCAAACGCCAAGCCAAACAGGAGCGCCGCCGTTATGCCCGTTGAGATCCGCTGCCGCTACGCCACCGGCACCTACGTGGCAACCGTCAAAGGCGAGAAGCGCACCGCCAGCAACACCATCAGCGCCCGCAACGCCGCCGAAGCCATGGCCGTAAAACTCGGCCTCGATCCGGCCCACCTGGTGGAGAAACAACGCGACCTGATCGACCCGAAAGACCGCGTCATCTTCACCCATCCAGGAGAGCCGGTATGACGCCCAATCGCCCTCTCCTTCGCTACCACGGCGGGAAATGGAAGCTCGCGCACTGGATCATCAGCCACATGGCCGACCACCGCACCTACGTCGAGCCATTTGGTGGTGGTGGTTCCGTTCTACTGCGCAAGCCGCGCGCCTATGCCGAGGTATACAACGACCTCGACGGCGACATCGTCAATCTGTTCAGAGTTGCTCGGGACCGGGGCGACGAGCTGCAACAGGCTCTGCGCCTGACACCGTTCGCACGTGCCGAGTTCGATATCAGCTATCAAGAGGTATCGGATCCACTGGAGCGCGCCCGACGCATGATCGTGCGCTCTCTACAGGGCTTCGGCAGCGCGGCAGCAAGCGGCGAGCGAACCGGATTCAGGGCGTCTTCATCCAGATCAGGCACTTCGCCAGGTGTCGATTGGCGGAACTACCCGGCAGCGATGGGCGCCATCATCGACCGGCTGCAAGGCGTGATCATCGAGAACCGAGACGCCCAGGACGTAATGGCGCACCACGACCGGCCAACAACCTTGCACTACGTTGACCCTCCCTACGTGCACTCGACTCGCAGCACGAAGGTTCGGCACAACGAGACAGGGAAAAGCTACCGGCACGAACTGAGCGACGAGCAGCACCGCGAGCTATCGGCATTCCTGCACAAGCTGGCAGGCATGGTCATAGTTTCGGGCTACCCATGCCCTCTGTATGACGAACTGTTCGTCGACTGGCACCGTATCGACCGCAACGCACACGCTGACGGCGCCCGTGAGCGGGTCGAGTGCTTATGGCTCAACCCAGCCGCCTACCAGGGCGTTGCGCAGCACGATATTTTCAGGAGGGCCATGGCATGAGTCGTCACGTCGCCATCTACGGCCGGCGCGGCGGAAAGCGCCTGTGGCCGCTGTTCTGCTACGCCAAGGCCCACGGCTGGAAGATCGCCAAGACCAACGGCGGCCACCTGCGCCTGACCAAGCCTGGCCGCCCCATCGTCCACACCAGCAGCACGCCAAGCGATTGGCGTGCCGTGCGCAACGCGGTGGCCATGCTGGCCAGGGCAGACGGTTATCGAGTAGTAGAGGTGGCCAATGGCTGACCAGGCCGACCGCCAACACATGCACGAATGCGAGGCGCGCCAGTGGCTGCGCCTCGGCTACACCACCGAGGCGATGGTCGACGAGCTGCGCGAGAAGATCACCACCAAGCGCGGCGCCGCTGCGGCCGAAAGGCTGATCGAGGAAATGCGCCGGCAGTGGCGGCGGCGTGGCGAATGGCTGACCTGACAAGAATCAGCCGCTGCAACTTCTCGGCCCCAATGTGGGCCGAGCTTATTTCCGGCCCATACACTGGGCCTTTCGTTGTGCCGGGGGGCGCAAATGGCAAAGGGTGTAGAGGTACGCGGCAACCGCGTGCGTGTGTATTTCCGTTATCAGGGCGAACTGTGCCGCGAGCCGTTCAACGGCGACGCGACGCCCGACAACATCGCCCAGGCCGAGCGCCTGGCCGGCATGATCGAGTACGAAATCAAGGCGGGCACCTTCAGCTATGCCCGCCACTTCCCCGACTCGCCCAGGGTGAAAACCAATACCTTCGGCCACTACCTGGACCTGTGGCTTGAAATCAAACGCAACGAAATGGCGCCGTCCGGCTTCCGCACCTATCTGAGCAAGGTCGAAACACACATCCGCCCGCGCTGGGGCGACGAACAGGCCGACGCCATCGACCACCTGCATCTGCAGGAGTGGGTGCACAAGACGCTGATGCCGGCCCTGCACAACCGCACGGTGCGTGAAGTGGTCAGCCTGGTGAAACAGATTTTCACCCTGTACCGCGCGCGCAACCGCTCGGCACATGACCCGACCGAGGGCATCACCATCCGCCAGCCCGACCCGGACGAGGTCGACCCGTTCACCCGCGAGGAAATCGACGCCATCCTCAGCACGCCTACGGACAAGATCCAGGAGCTGCTGCTCGCTCAGTTCATGCTGTGGACGGGGCCGAGGGTATCGGAGGCCATCGCCCTGGCCTGGGAGGACGTCGACCTCAAGGCCGGCACGGTGCGATTCCGCCGCGGCCAAGTGCGGGGCGTGTACAAGGTGACGAAGAACAGACGGTCAAACCGCGAGGTGCGCTTGCTCAAGCCAGCGCTGCAGGCGCTGCACGCGATGGCCATTCACACGCAGAAGCTCAAGCCGGTGGAGGTCGAAGTGCTCGACCGTGACAACAAGACCAGGAAGCGCCAGGCGCTGCGGTTCGTGTTCCACTGCACCAGCACCGGCGCAGCGCACAGCAGCTCCGACATGCTGCTCAAAGGATTCTGGCGCCCGCACCTGGCAGCGGCTGACGTGCGGTACCGGGGGCCGAACAACTGCCGCCACACCTACGCCAGCCAGTTGCTCACTACCGGCGCCGTCACGCTGCAGTGGCTCAAGGATCAGATGGGCCACACCACCATCGCCATGCTCGAACGCCATTACGGCAAGTACATCAGCAAGGACGGCCCGGACATGATCCCGCTCCTGGAGCACGCGCTAAAGCTGTGA